AGTACTAATAATAGTACAAAAAATAATAAAGATTCTAATAATAAGGAATCTAATAATAAGGAATCTGAATTATTAGATTCTAATGTTACTGTTCCTTTAAATAAAATCAGTTCTTGGGATGAACTTGATATCAGTCCTGAATTATTGCGAGGTATTTATGCATATGGTTTTGAAAAGCCCAGTCCCATCCAGTGCATAGCAATTAAACCAATTATTGATTTACAAGACATAATCGCTCAGGCTCAGTCTGGAACCGGTAAAACAGCCACATTTTCTATCGGAGCTTTATCACGTGTTGATTTGACCAATAGTTCAACCCAGGTGTTAATTTTGAGCCCTACTCACGAGCTAACTAAGCAAACAGCCAAGGTTGTCAAGGCTCTAGCATCTATGATGGTCGGTCTAAGAGTGCAAACAATGATTGGCGGCTCTTCCATTGAAGGTGATGCCGAATTTATGTATGGGACTCCGCCTCATATCGTAGTGGGATGTCCTGGTAGAGTTTATGATATGATTAAGCGCAGACATCTTAATGCTTCTAAAATCAAATTGGTCATCATTGATGAGGCGGATGAAATGTTGTCTCAGGGCTTTAAGGAACAGATTTTCAATATTTTTCAGAACTTTAATAATGACATTCAAGTTGCATTATTTAGCGCAACATTGCCTTCCAATATTTACGAAATTACTGACCGATTTATGCGAAACCCTGTGAAAATTAGTGTAGCGGCTGAGCTCCTAACTCTTGATGGAATTAAGCAATATTTTGTTGCATTAAATGATGATGTGCAAAAATATGATACTCTTAAGGATATTTACGCGCAAATTTCACTTTCACAGTGCATTATTTATTGTAACAGTGTTAAACGAGTTGCTGATTTATATGATGCAATGAAGGAAGACAGTTTTCCTGTGTGTTGCATTCACAGCAATATGGAAAAGTGTGATAGAGAGATTGCCCTTGATGAATTTAGAATTGGTTCAGCACGTGTTTTAATTTCTTCTAATGTGACAGCGCGTGGCATTGATGTGCAGCAAGTAAACACAGTGATTAATTTTGATTTGCCTCGGGATCCTCATACATATTTGCACCGTATTGGCAGAAGTGGTCGCTGGGGAAGAAAGGGAACTGCTATTAATTTTATTACTAAGCGGGATGTTCCGAATATTAAAGATATTGAGTCGTATTATAAGATACAAATTGAGGAATTGCCTTCTACTTTCTAAATCTACCTTTTCTACCTTTCTATTTTCGCTTAAAGCGTAGCGGGCGAAAATCAAAGGTAGAGCCAAAATAGAGTTAATGGGTGATTTATTTGGAGCCAAAATAGAGTTAATGGGTGATTTATTTGAAGCCAAAATAGAGTTAATGGGTGATTTATTTGAAGCCAAAATAGAGTTAATGGGTGATTTATTTGAAGCCAAAATAGAGTTAATGGGTGATTTATTTGAAGTTATTTTAGAAATGTATATAATTTTATATTTCTAAAATAGTATTTATGTGTAAAGGTATAAAGGCATTCGGTAAAGGGGGGAAATTATTATCTAGTTTACAAATAGATGGACAAAATGTGTAGCATGGACAAAATGTGTAGTATGAATTTAGAAAATATATTTAAAACATGTTCTAATGAATCCTGTAAATCTAATGAAGTTAATGAAGACCCGTTTACCACAGTAAATGATGTGTTTAAGTTACCTATTTTTTATAATTCAGAAACTAAAATACTTAATGGTTCAATTATTAATGATTTAGAACTATTAAAGACAATTGAACTTTATAACGAAGTAGAAGCAGAAAAAGAAGATAAACCTATCTACAATTATGTATTCAACCCTACAACAAGTTTAGCTAAAAAAGTGCTAGAAGTTTTGCCCACTTTATACACAACAGATACTCAGTTTTTAGCTGAAACCCAGCTTCTAACTGAGTCGCTTACCTTTTCTAAAAATGAAAATGAAAAAAATGACGTCACAAATTTAGAAATTGAAGAAACAATTGTTGCCTGGAAAGAAATCAAGGCTGACACAGGATTCTGCAATCAATATTTATATATTGATTGGGATTTTGCAAAATTTATGAATAATAATTCATCTTTTTTACAAGTTATGAGCTTATATAACATAGGTTCGCCTATATTATCATTATGTATGCCTATTTTAGTGTTAATTATTCCTTTTTTTGTGATTAAAACAAAGGGCATTAATTTAAATGTAAAAGAATATACTGAGATTCTACTTAACCTAATTTCACAGCACGCAATTACTAAAATATTCACGAATTTTCATGAGGCTGACCTCGGGCAAAAAATATGGTTACTAGTTTCCGCTGCATTTTACCTATTTTCTATTTATCAAAATATTCTGGTTTGTATCCGGTTTTACTCCAATATGAACAAAATACATGATTATTTATTCAAAATGAACAAATATATCAAGCATTCTATCTTAGCAATGGAATACTATTTGACGAAATCTGAAGGGTTTATAACATATAGTGCATTTAATGAAACAATTAAAAGTAAACTAGTCATTCTTAGACAAATGTATAACGATATTGATGTTATTACACCGTTTACTTTATCTTTTTTCAAAATATACGAAATTGGCCACATTATGCACACATTTTATCAGTTTTATGACAACAAAGTTTATACAGATACTCTTTTATATTCATTTGGCTTTAATGGTTATATTCATTTGTTAACCGGCTTAAAGAAAAACATTGATACATATAAAATTAATAAGGCGACATTTTCTAAGACTAAAAAAATCATATTAAAGAATAAGAATAAGAATAAGGATAAAGATAAAAAAGGACTTAAAGAAACAGAAGGGTTTATGAAACCCGCATTCAAAAAAATGTATTATCCTAAGTTCATTGACCATAAAGATGCAGTCGCAAATGATTGCACATTAGACAAAAATATCATTATTACAGGTCCGAATGCGTCAGGTAAAACAACTATTTTGAAAAGCGTGTTAATTAATCTCATACTTTCGCAGCAAACCGGGTTTGGTTGTTTTGAAAGTCTGGATTTTTTTCCTTATGATAAGTTTCACTGTTATTTAAATATTCCTGACACGTCTGGACGCGACAGCTTGTTTCAAGCGGAGGCGCGGCGATGTAAAGAAATAATGGACTGTATTACAGTAAAATGTTCTAAAGAAGATACACATTTTTGCATTTTTGATGAAATTTATTCCGGAACTAATCCGGAAGAGGCGGTAACAAGTGCGAAACAATTTATGAAGAATATTGTTAAAAATGATAATGTATCATGTCTTTTAACTACACACTATGTTAAACTGTGTAAAAAATTGGCGAAAAATGACAGAATTTTGAATTGTAATATGAAGACAATAAAGAATGATATTAAAGATGACTTTGATTATACGTATAAAATGGAAGAGGGGATTTCAACTGTTAAGGGAGGCGCAAAAATCATCCTATCTACCTTTCTCTACCTTTGAAAAGGTAGAGCCAAACAATCAATCTTTTAGAAAAAGATGGAGTCAAAATAATCTATCTTTTAGAAAAAGATGGAGTCAAAATAATCTATCTTTTAGAAAAAGATGGAGTCAAAATAATCTATCTTTTAGAAAAAGATGGAGTCAAAAGATGGAGTCAAAATAAAAACACTTAAAAACACTTAAAAACACTTAAAACCAAAATAGAAGGAACTTTGGCTCCACCTTTACCGGACCCTTTAGGGTCCATGAAAAAGGTGGAATACGTTCCTATTTATTTTTAAATATATTCACTAATTTTAATAATGCCTATTTCCGATTTAATTAGCACTTCCTTTTTATTTAGCATTGCAATTATTATTATATTAATTGGCGGCATTTTTGCGTATATTAGCTACAGAATGTCTGAACAAGACCATAAATTGACATCTATGTTAGGTTTAGTTTCCGCGTTAGCTGAAGAAATGCATTCTTTAAAAAGTAGACATAATGATGATAGTATTGTTATAAACGAAGGAGAAGATGATGACGAAGACGTTGACGATGCAAGCATTCGTAAAGAAATTCATATTTTTGACCAAAATATGTTGTCTGGTGGTACAGATATTAATTTAATTAGCGTTTCTGATAATGAATCGGAATCTAATGATTCTGAGTCAGATTCAGATTCAGATTCAGATTCAGATTCAGATTCTGATGAAGATTCAGATTCAGATTCTGATGAAGAACCTATAAGTAATGTAAAAATTCTTAATATTAGTGCTGTTAATGAGCTTATAAATGATTTTACTGAAGGTAATGCTGAAGATAACGCTGAAGATAACGCTGAAGAATTTATAAATGATTTTAAAAAAGACTTTACTGAAGATTTTAAAGAAGACCTAGTTGTTCTAGAAGATTTTGCAGAAGATTTAGATACTATTAAATCAATTCATTTAGCCGAACCTATTGAATTGGTTTCTGATTCTATGTTGGATATCAGTGAACTAAAAAATATTATGATTTCTGATAAACCTGATTATAAAAAAATGGGATTAAACAAGCTCAGAGAAATTGTTGCAGACAGAAATATTATTTCAGTTTTGGAAGCAGGAAAGCTCAAAAAGCCTGAATTATTAAAACTAATTGAAGACCTATAAACGCAAAATAAATATATATTATAAAAACCAATTTAAAGAGATTTTTTTAAGGTTTTAAAGTTTTAAGGTTTTAAAGTATTTATATTATATATTATATTATATAATATGAGTTTGTCGTCATCATCATATTTTACAATTCCCAATGGAACTAGCTGCGCCTATTGGCAGCCTGATTGCAAAATAAACAATGAAATAAAATCTGCTGCAAATATTACTTCTAATTGGAAATATAGACAATATATGCAAACCAATGCAAATCAAATTATGAAATATAATGCGATGGAGAGCATACATGCATCAGGCAATAATCCATATGCATTAAATAATACTATATCAAGTCCAAATGTGCCTCGCAAATTTGATTCATTGCACGACGAAAGCAAACCCTTTACTAATAGCGATTTGAAACAGAGTTTCCTTAAAAAACAGCAATTCAATTCCACGTTAATTGCCCCGTCTATTCCCACTGACAAATTTTAATTCAAATACTTTCTTTATTAAAAACCATTATAAAAACTATTTTAAAACACCTTTACGTATTAATATATTATATGAAACTCCTTTCTGTTGATGTTGGAATTAAAAATCTTTCATTTTGTCTCTTTGATTGCGATGATAAAATCAAAGAAAAAGATATAAAAGAAAAAGATATAAAGAATGATAAAATAAGAATTCTAAAATGGGACAATATTGATTTAAGTGAAAAAAATGCATTATTATGTAGCGAACTTGATAAAAATGGCTTAATTTGTGGAAAACCTGGTCTATATTGCATATCGGAGAAATCATTTTGCTTAAAATGCTCAAAAAAACAACCCTATTTACGTTTAGCACCTGATCTAAAACCCGCATTTATTAACAAACAAAAACTACAAACACTTTTAGAAATAGCTAAAAAATATGGCATCCAATACAATTCTGTTACATGTAAGAAGCCTGAAGTAATTACATTAATTAACCAATTTGTTTTAGAAAAATGCTTTACAGAAGTTTGCAAAAGCAATGCGACTAAGATTGATTTAGTAACAATTGGACGCAATTTGCAGCATAAATTTGATGAAATCTTTTATAAGAGAACCGATAATAAGGGAACC